CAGCTTCCCACTTTTGCCACCAATCACGTTTCAATATCGCACTGGTCTCACTCGTAGGGTTCTGTTGCCATTGGGCTTCCCACTTACCAACCGACAAACTACCCTTAACCGAAAGCAAATCTTCCTTTTTCCAAAACTCAGGCCAAAGGGGTTCATCACTCTCAGGCATTAAAGCAGGAAACTCTACAACTTCCCACTTATCCGCTAAAATATCTCTAGCCTGTTGGCGCAATAACTTCCCTGTTAAATCATTCTCTGCCCAACGGGTCATAATAATTACGATAGCCCCTCCTGGTTGCAAACGCTGGCGGGGACCCGAAGTATACCACTCATAAGCGTGTTCCAATGCTGTAGGGCTAAGGGCATCTTGCTCGGAATGCGGGTCATCAATAATCAACAAATCCGCGCCTCGACCCGTCACCGCACCACCTACACCTGCCGCAAAATATTCACCACCCTTACTCGTCTCCCAACGGCCTGCCGCTTGGCTATCCGCTCGCAACTCTACATCCTCAAATACCTTTGTGAAATCTGACGAGTTCATCAAATTACGCACCTTTCGGCCAAACCTAAATGCCAACTCAGCCGTGTGGGTAGTCTGCATAATTTTCAACTTAGGGTTACGTCCCATCAACCACGCAGGTAAAAGGTAACTACCGAATTCAGATTTCGTGTGGCGTGGAGGCATATTCACGATCAATCGCTTTAACTCTCCACGGGCAATCCTATCAAACTTTTCCGCCATAATCCTATGGTGGCGTCCATTGATAAACTCAGGCCAAACCGCCTGACAAAAATCCATAAAATGCTCTTGCGCCGCCTCTGACTGCTTAATCTGGCTAGCACGGTCTAATAAATGGGCAAACTTTTTCAGCTCACCTTCTGGAATTAACGAAAGATCCAAGGTCAAAGCTCCCTATTCAATATTCGCACAATACATCGAAAATTTTTCTAGGACAATGAACCTATGACGATTCTACAGTATTAGGGGGGTGGGGTCTCGGTTTTTGATCGAGTACAGTTCACTATTGTAAAAATTACAAACGCACTCGAAGATTCGTCCAAAACTTGGTTATAGCCAATGCCATAACCAGAGGTCTCGCGCTAGGGGGGTGGGCATAAAAAAAGCCCCGCCTAAACCAATAGGCGGGGCGGGGGTACCCTACCCGCTAGGGGTAGGGCGTTTGGTTATTTTGCTTGGGGTTGCACAACCAGTTGCACATACGGTACGCCCCAAGTTGCACTGCTTGGGCTGTACCCGCCCTGCAACATTGCCATAAGGCAAACTGGTTTTTTGCGGCTATGCCCTAGCGGGGCGGCTTTGTTAAGTATTGCGGCTAGGCTGTTATTACCGTCAACACCAAACAGCAACCAGTTTTGTATTTGCTGGCGTACCCCGCCAGCCTTGCCACCGTACCCAAACGGTACTGGCGCGGCTTGGTCAAGTTGCACATTGTCACATGGTACAACCGCAACATTGTGCAGGTTGCCCCCTGCTTGGGTATTAACAAACGCCCAAATGTCAGCGTATGTAATGTCCGCGCCGCCAGTAAGTACGGCTTGTTTTGCGGTTGCGGTTGTTTTGGCATTTTGGGTTGCCTTACCCTTTTTTGCGTTTTGCATTTTTTTACCCTTTCTACGGTAAATAATGTAGGGCGTTATTGCCTTACAATTTTTATTATAAGCATTTTGGTTTTAGTGACAACCCACAAAAACCATTTTTAATGACTTTTTTAACGGGCGATAATTCCGAGTAAGCCGACCAATATTATCGCAACAATTAACCATGCCATAAGACCTCCTTTGGTTTGTGTTGCCTTAACCATTGCCCAAACGGTTTTGCCCGACCAGTCTTTAATTATCCATAATGGTCGGCGTCCTCATCAATCATCGTCAGTCGTGAGAAGATTTGATTTGAGTGAGGATGATTGATAATAACAATGGGTATACCCATTGTTATCCGTCCTCTCAGGAATGGGTCAAAATCCTTCTTCCTCTAGGCATGGGATCAAAGAAAAAAGGGACGCCCGAAGACGTCCCCCTCACTGTTAGCCTTGGACAACGAGCTTGACGAACGGAGTCATCCAGTATTTGCTGGACGGGGAATATCCGCCGTGCATCAAAGCATGGAGACAGACAGGCTTTTTGCGCGAATGTCCAAGAGGCGCGGCCTTATTGAGCACGGCCTTCAAGGATGTATCACCCTCAACGCCCATAAGCATCCAATCTTGGATCTGCTGGCGGACGCCTCCAGGCTTGCCGCCATATCCAAAAGGGACAGGCTGGGCAGACGCGAGGTCGACATTGTCAAGCGGCACGATTTTCACGTTGGCCTCATTGCCGCCAGCGTGCTCCTGGACAAATTTCCAGATCACGTCGTACGTGATTTCCTGGTCAGTCACGACCAGCTCAGCGGCCTTAACAGTCGCTTTAGTTTTCGGGGAAGATTTAGTGTTAGACTTAGCAGTCATAATGAGCTCCTTTCTACGAGCAATCTATAAGCACCATTGCTTATGGTTATAGAGTAGCACGGGTGATAATTAATGACAAGTCATTAATTATCTTTTGTTTTCCGGTCAAAGAACCGTCATCATCAATCATCGTCAGTGGCGAATCAAGATCAATCATCCTCAGTCCACGTGACGAGGAAGATTGACGATGATACATGGTCAAGGGTGCTGGTCACTGGACCGAGAATCAAGGATTTTCTCCTCCTTTCGAATGGGATGGGATGATGCTAGAATATAATTGATGAGCCCCGCCCAATCGTACGGAGTCCCCGAACTCCAGTCAGGGGTCAACGGTCCATCATTCTCAGTCTGTCCAGCAAGCTCCATGGCTCTCGACCCCCGAAATATATTTATAGTTCGGGAAGAAGGATGACCAACCAAGTTCCAAACATTACCAGATTCTCCGCTATATCTTATCTGCCAAGCAATTTGGTGCGGACGAAGCTGGATGTTCTTTAACGTCTTTAACCTATGGACTTTCAATTCAAGCCAAAAGGCATGACCATCTTTTATGCCATGCAAGTCAGGTACTCCAGGAGTAGACCAGGACTCTAGGCGCGTCCAAAACACGCCTAGCTCCTTAGTTCCATCACGCAGTTGTGTCCACAATCGGGACTCTGGTTTAGCCGCCATCAGTCGTGGCACTCCCCTGTTTCAATGAAGTCCTTACGCTCAGCGCAAGTAGGACACGGGGTTTTGTCCTCTTGATCGTACGCCCGAGCATAGTTGTTGCCGAGCATCGGCATCCCGCAAAGCGTCCCACTGTCACTAGGAATCGACCAATGCTGTTGGCCGAGCTTTTTTGTCCACTCATAAAACTGTGTCATCGATCTCTCCCATTTGCTTAATCATGTCAACACGGTTGTCGTAATCACGCTTGGCTTCATCAAAACTTGGATGAATCCGTACATTGCCCTGATTAGTACCATCTTGTCGGTACACCAGATAGGCTTCATTGATGGGCGAGAAGTTCAACACTGTCTGCGACTTGCCACCATTAAAGACAAAAACGTCTGGCTTAAAAACCATGACTACCCCCTTTCTTTGAGATATTGTGAAATCAAATGGTTAATCACATTGGCGTAACTTGTCCGCATACCTGTCTGCGACTCAAGCACCTCGCGTATGTATTGTAGGTCAGCCAATGTGTCAGGTGCGGTCACCTGCACCAACTTTGGGATTTGTGTGTCTGTCGTCATAAGCTCAATCCTTTCTGCGACGTTGCTTTAGTATTTATAGTGTAGTTGTGGACTGTTAAGATGATAAGTCTTTTGTTATCAGTCTTGTTCAGGCTCTATGGGGTCATGATCAATAATCACATTTCCTTCAGCGACCGCTTGCAGAGCAGGAAACTCCTCTTGCAATCGCTTGATTTCACGCATTACCTCATCGCGGTTCATCTGATCAATGCGTCCATGCAGGATTTCTTTGCGATCAATGTAGAGACCAGCCGCTTGTCCTCGTGATTTTTCTGCGGCGACAGCGGCGGCGAAATTTCCTCCTGTCATGGCGGCATCCCGTATTTCAGCGAGTTTCTTTACATGACCTTCAAAACTCACCTCGTATTTACGGGCAAGCTCCATCTTTAATTCACGAATCCTCTCAACAACATGGGGATAACGCTGACCGTTCAACAGTTGGGATGCAATCGCATGGGCAGACTTCTCAGAATATCCTGCGCGGACTGCGGCCTCTGTTTGGGATACATCCTCACAAACGTAGATTCTACAAAACTCCTCTTGCTTGGGAGTGATAGACTTCTCAGTTCGAGGATTGGCGACGACATCAATCGTAGGTTTATGTGTCGCTTTTGCTAAAGCCATCTACTTCTTCCTCTTTCAACATGGGACACTTTGTATAATAGGGCAGAATACGGATTTCTGTAAATTCAAAATCATCACAATTTATCGTCGCGCGTACCGAGAAAGTTGGTCATCAAAATCATTCATCTTTGCTAACTCACTGAATATAGGTGTATAG